AGGGCGAGGAGAAGGCATCTTGATCGGGGTCAAAACAACAGGTTGCTCTGGACTTGCTTACGTGTTAGAATACATGGACAATGAAAATATTCACTGCATGGAACCGCATGACTCTAACGGGGTACGGGTGTTCGTTGATCCCAAATACAGGCCCTACCTGCGCGGTATGACAGTAGACTATGTGCGCAACGGTCTCAATGAGGGATTTGAGTTTCGTAATCCAAATGAAAAGGATCGCTGCGGTTGTGGTGAAAGCTTTAGAGTATGACCGAGCGTGAGCTGGGACAGCTGATCAAACAGCAACTCGTAGACCTTAACGAGACTATACGTCACTTGGCGTTACTGGGTGTTGCTTGTGAATTAAAATTAACCAATACTATGTACGGCGACAATCAAGTTCAGCATGTGTATTCCTCAATTGAGGTTGAGGCTTTTCACAAAGTATCCGACGGTCGTAAGCCTATCGAAGATCGGTAGTACAATGGACGAAGAAAAATCTAACGTCGCCAAGGGAAGACATAGTTTTGATGCAAAAGTAGATGGCATGTTGGTGCCATTTTTTAATAGAAATGTTACACCGTACCCTACCGAAGCAGGTGGCCACAAATTTGATCTAGTCCCAGTTAAACAACAAAAAGATATAATGATCAATCATGCTAGGATGTATGCCCAGCAAGAGTATGATCGTATTGTAGAACTAGTGGCTGTGTTAGAAAAACAAGCACAGCAAATCAGGCGTCGCTTGGAGGTTACAGATGCGGTACACGCAGCCGAGTATCAGTTTCAAATTGTAATGGGCAATTGTTACTGGTTGGCCTGGGACCGAAGAAAAGAAAAAATGATACTGTCCCATCATGGTCCAAACGACTGGAGCAGTGGTCCTCCGGTTGATTATGTGTATCAGATAAAAGTAAAATACATGGGCGACCATACCTGGCTAGAAGTTAATGAAGAATAAATTTATACAGTTGTACAGTGACATCGCGCTGCGGGTCGCTGAACTTAGCCACGCCAGGCGACTACAGGTAGGAGCTATCGTGGTCAAGGACGACCGCATCATCAGTATTGGTTATAACGGCATGCCTGCAGGCTGGGACAACAACTGTGAAGATGAAATAGTTGAATATCCGGAATATCAGATGATGATTCCGGAAAATGAATATAGATATCTTAAAACCAAGCCCGAGGCGCTGCATGCAGAGTCTAACGCAATTTCAAAACTGGCTCGATCTACCGAGTCCGGACTGGGGGGAGACTTATTCATTACCCATGGTCCTTGCCTCGAGTGTGCTAAACTTATTCTACAGTCTGGGATTTGTCGTGTTTATTTTGGTAAACATTATCGAGATGATCTCGGGATAGAGTTCCTTAAAAAATCCGGTGTCGAAGTACACCAAGTCACACAATGATCCCACAACGATATAACTACGTCCCTATTGACCGCACAACCATCAATGGCAAGCGGCATTACTGTTTGCCCGATGGCACTAAAGTTCCCAGCGTCACAACAATACTGGACAAAACAAAGCCGCAAGAATCTCGCGACGCACTGGCTAATTGGCGAAAACGAGTAGGTGAACAGCGAGCACAAGAGATCACCACTGAAGCAGCCGGTCGTGGTACCCGTATGCATTCTTACCTTGAGCACTATGTGTTGCAGGATGACATGAAACCGCTGCCGGCCAATCCTTTTGCACAGCCCAGCTGGTTCATGGCAGCGCAGGTTATTTTAGAGGGCCTGTGTCATGTGGATGAATATTGGGGAGTAGAGGTACCGGTATATTACAGCGGATTATATGCCGGAACTACAGACTGTGTGGGAGTTTGGAAAGGGCAGCCTGCAATCATAGACTTTAAACAAACCAACCGGCCTAAAAAACGTGAGTGGATTGGTGACTATTTTATACAACTTGCAGCCTACGCTGCTGCGCACAACAACATGCACGGGACTACCATACGTGATGGTGTTATCTTAATGTGCGTCCAACCTGCATTACTGGAAGACAGCAGCTATGCCAAACCTCAGTATCAAGAATTCCACATCAGCGGGGATGAATTTGATCACTGGCATGATCAATGGTTACGCAGAGTAGACATGTACTACGCAACCAACTAAATACTGGATCACACAAGGAATCCAGTCGTGGCCATAGTCCAAGTATCCAGAATAACCAACCGTAAAGGTCTTACGGAAAATCTCCCCCAGTTAGCCGGTGCTGAACTGGGATGGTGCCTGGACAGTCGTAGACTGTTCATTGGCAATGGCACCCTAGAGGAAGGCGCTCCGGTAATTGGTAATACTGAAATTGTTACACAATTTTCAGATATTGCTGTTTTGAGCCCGTATACCTATCAGGACAGTGCAGTTGGTTACACAGCACAAACGGGCCTGACACCATCAGATCCTGTAGTGCGAACCATTCAACAACGCCTTGACGATTACGTGAACGTACGGGACTATGGTGCTGTAGGTGATGGCACAACCGATGACTACTCTGCTATTAACCAGGCATTGGCCGACTTGTACTGTCGGGCCACCAACACACAAGTGCGACGAGTCTTGTTCTTTCCGGCCGGTACGTATCTAATTACCGAAACATTGGTCATCCCTACCTATGCTAGTTTAGTTGGAGAAGGTGCTCAATCGACTATTATTGCACTGGGGGACAACGAAGATAACAGCACAATAACTGCTGTTTACGTGGCACAGTACGGCGATAGTAAACAACAAACTGGTGTTAATATTGGCAATAATGGTGCCGTTGCTCCTAGAAATATCACAATCGACTCGATGGCATTACAAAGCAACAAAGTTACTGACTTGTTCCTAGTCGAACAAGCAACCGAGTGTTGGTTCAATAGTGTTGATTTTATTGGAGCATTGGCAGCAGCAGACATAACTGCTAATTTATCTACAGATAATATTGCCGGTGTTCGATTCACCAACACCAACAGTGTCAGTAATATTTGTAACTATATCACGTTTGACAAGTGCAGATTTTCGAACTTGACATATGGACTCAATACAGATGAACAAGTTCAATCTGTGACCGTAAGCAATGGTAAGTTTGATACCCTGTATCAAGGTGTTGTGCTAGGCGCCGGAACACCCCTTAATGGTGGACCCACTGGATTCCGTACTATTCAGAACATGTTTGACAACATCTATGCCGAAGGCATTGTGTACGATGATGTAAGTTTGAACGCCAGCGCATATAACGTATTTTACAATGTTGGTAACAGCTTTGGTGGCAGCAACCCTACCGGTCCTTGTATCAGATTTGGATCCGATAACAATGTATCAATCAATGACATGTTTGAGCGGTCTGATGCAGCTGCCACAACTTACTATCCTAGAATTTTTGTCACTAGCACCGGTACAGTAACTGGTGGTACACAGCAGCAGCTGGGTCGATTTGTTCGCGAGAATGGTCGGTACATGCTGTTGACCGATAATGATTCCGGCACAGTGTTTACTTTTAATAAAACCCAAACCAGTGCAATCAGTATAGATTATACTGTAACACGCGGAACCTCCACGCGGCACGGAGTAATGTTTGTCTCGGCCGGTGCAACAGCGTCGTATAGTGATGACTTTACCCAAACTGATGACACTGGAGTGACATTAGCAGCTTCTTTGACAACTAACACTGTGAGTATAATATTTGCTACGACTAGTACCGGTACTGACGCCGAACTAACTTACTCAGTTAACCACCTCGCTTGATGTGGCCAAGCACGGTTGACCAACGCCTACAATCTTGGTACGAGTTAAGGCAACAGGCCTCTACAGTCGAACTTGAATCTGCATTAGATCTTGTTAACGCCTGGTGGTTCAACGCGCCTTGGCGGCCTTATCATTTGCACTGGGATGATCAGCAAGATTGGCCAGATCCCTGGCAATTATTAAACGATAACATGTTCTGTCCGCTTGCTCGCGGGCTCGGTATCCTGTATACTGTAACAATGCTAAACCGCCCAGATATTCAGGACGCCGAATTGATCAACTCCGACAATGACAATTTAGTCCAGATCAGCAACGGGAAATATATACTGAATTGGGACCCAAAACAGATCGTAAATACCAGCCTAACTGTGCTGGTGAAACAAAACAATTTTACTCAAGCAGTAGCAAAAATCAAAGTCGGATAAAAATGAAATCAATTACCGTTTTAAAACGCGATGGTAATCGCGAAGACCTGTCCTTGGAAAAATGGCAGAATCAGATTGCAAAAATCTGCCAGGGGATATCTGATGTGAGTCAAAGCATGATCGAGATCAAGGCGCAGGTGCACTTTTATGATGGTATTACTACTCGCAACATCGACAACTTGACCTTGCGAGCCATTGTTGATCTAATCGACATGGAAAGCAATCCCGATATTGGGCACACCAATTATCAGTACGTGGCCGGCAAGCAACGACTGAGCATGTTGCGGAAGGATGTGTATGGCTCATACGAGCCGCCTCACCTGTACGAGATTGTGAAACGAAATGTAGAAACTGGCCTATACACTCCGGAACTGTTGGAGTGGTATACCCGTGAAGACTGGAACAAGATGGAAGCAATCATCGACCATGAAAAAGATGAGCTATACAGTTATGCTGCAGTTGAACAACTGATTGAAAAGTATCTGGTTAAGAATCGTGCTACCAAGGAAACATATGAAACTCCACAAGTTCGATATATGGTTGCGGCCGCTACTGTATTTCACAAAGAAGAACCGAACAGCGCAAGAATGCGCTACATCAAGGAGTACTACCAAGCTGCCAGTGATGGTTTATTCACTCTCGCTACTCCTGTTCTTGCTGGGCTTGGGACCCCTACAAAGCAGTTTTCTAGCTGTGTGCTCATTCGCAGTGATGATGATCTTGACAGTATTTTTGCTAGTGGTGAAATGATGGCCAAGTATGCTAGCAAACGTGCTGGCATTGGACTGGAGATTGGACGCCTGCGACCACTTGGTAGTCCCATTCGTGGTGGTGAAATCATGCACACAGGAATGATTCCATTCTTAAAGAAGTGGTTTGGTGACCTGCGTAGTTGCAGTCAAGGGGGTATCCGTAATGCTAGTGCTACTGTGTTCTATCCTATTTGGCATCATCAGTTTGATGATCTTATTGTACTTAAAAACAATCAAGGTACCGACGAGACCCGGGTGCGACATATGGATTATGGGGTCGTGCTGTCCGCTTTCTTTTGGCGCAGATTTAAAAACAAAGAAGCTATCACCTTCTTTGACCCAAACGAAGTACCCGATCTATATGAGGCATTTTACACTAATACCCAACGATTTGAAGACTTGTATGTAAAGTACGAGAAACAAACAGGCCTGCGTAAAAAGACCATGAATGCAGAAGATGTGTTCAAGGGCGGCATTCTCAAAGAGCGCACCGATACTGGACGTATCTATCTTGTGTTCATTGACAATGTCATGAACCAAGGACCATTTGATCCTGAGTATCATACCATATACCAGAGTAACTTGTGTTGTGAAATTCTATTACCTACTAAATCTTTCAAGCGCCTTGACGATGATGCTGGCCGCATTGCTCTTTGCACTCTCGGAAGTATCAATTGGGGTGCATTCCGTAATCCTGAGGACATGCGCCGGGCTTGCCGTATCTTACAGCGTAGTCTCTGTAATATACTGGATTATCAAGATTTCTTAAGCATTCAAAGTAAATTAAGCAATGATGAGATTCAACCCCTGGGCATTGGTGTTACTAACCTGGCCTACTGGCATGCCAAGCGTGGTTACAAGTACGGTGAGAAAGATGCACTACAAGAAGTCAAATCCTGGATGGAGCACTTGGCATATTACCTAACTGAAGCCACTGTGGAACTGGCTCGAGAACGTGGCCCTTGCTTGCACAGCGATAAGACACGATACGGGCAAGGCACCTTCCCCTGGGAACTGCGTGCTGCCGGAGTCAATGAGTTGGCAAATTTTGCTCCTGAGCTTGACTGGGAAACGCTGCGCAGCAGTATGAAGCAGTACGGTGTGCGCAATGCTACACTTATGGCCATTGCTCCTGTAGAATCCAGCAGTGTGGTTATCAACAGCACTAATGGTATTGAAATGCCCATGAGTTTGATCAGTGTCAAAGAAAGCAAAGCCGGCTCGTTTACACAAGTGGTACCGGAGTATCACAAACTAAAATCTAAGTATCAATTGATGTGGGATCAAACTGACTGTGGCGGATATCTAAAAACTGCTGCTGTGCTTGCAGCATATGTTGATCAAAGCATAAGTACCAACACATTCTATTCGCCAAAGCATTTTCCTGATCGCAAAGTACCATCCACGTTAATTGCTAAGAATTTAATGCAAGCACATTTATGGGGTTTGAAGACAATGTACTACTCACTTATCGATAAACAAGGTAGCAAAATGGATGCAGAAACACCTCCAAATATGCCACTTGAACAAATTGATTTTGATACCGATGAAGATTGCGAAAGTTGTAAATTATAAAGGAAACAACATGAAAAAATTATTAGTTATATTGGGATTTATTTTAGCGTTTTGTGCACAAGCACAAACCAAAGGCATTACCATCTGTGACGGACACTATGCGTTGTGTGCAGCGTCAACCTGTAAGCCAACCGGTAAAACAATTACCGGCAATAATGGCATAGCATATCCAGAGGTAGAATGTCGTTGCCCGATACTTAAAGGACGTGCGATTGCTGACACTACAGCAGGTAATATGCAAGGGTCTTGCACTGCTACCGATGATAAGCATGTCTGGAGTTTATTTGCTCCTAAACTTTTCTACCCACAAGAGACTAATGACTTTAGCAAAAAGCCAAAAGATATGAAAGCAACACTGCAAAAATGTGATGCTAGTTTGAATCTTGGTAATAAATCTAGCAACTGTTTCAGTTGGAATTGTACCAAAGGTGCCGATGGTATTGCAGTATGTTCGTGTCCAACAGGACAAGTACCAGCAGCAACCACATTCTTGACCGAAGCAGGCCAGGGCAACCCTGATATTTGTACTCAATATCCAGTGAGCATGCCTATCCAAAACCCACCTGGCAACTAAGATAAAACGTGAACAGTCTTGAAAAGATCTGGGCACGAGCCACTGGGCATCTGATGGGCGAGTCAGATCATGATCGTCCGGACGTGCCTATACTAACTCTTCGGGAAGCCCAAATAGCCTTGTTTTTCAAGACGTTTTGGGTTATAATACATGTTATAACTTGTGGCTTTATTATAGCCAACACAATCAGGCACTGGTAAAATGTCAAAACAACAATATGATTTAAAAAATAAAACAGACTACCTTAATCGGACAATGTTCCTGGACCCGGCTGGCCCGGTCACTATTCAAAGATTTGAAGAAGTCAAGTATCCCAAGATTGCCAAGTTTGAAGAAACTGCACGTGGGTTCTTTTGGCAACCAGAAGAGATCAGTCTAAGCAAAGACGCCAATGACTTCAAAGACGCTAGTGAATCAGTAAAGCACATTTTCACCAGCAACTTGCTCAGGCAAACAGCCCTGGATAGCTTGCAGGGTCGTGCGCCCAGCCAGGTATTCATGCCGGTTATCAGTTTGCCCGAGCTAGAAGCCCTGATCTACAACTGGACTTTCTTCGAAACCAACATTCACAGCAAGAGCTATAGTCATATTATTCGTAACATTTATAATGTTCCCAAGGAGGTATTTAATACAATCCACGATACCCAGGCCATCATAGACATGGCCAGCAGTGTGGAACGGTACTACAACGATCTACACCGTGTAAACTGTGCAAAGGAGCTAGGTCAGCCGGTTGACGAAACTGAACATGTCAGGGCAATCTGGATGGCCCTGCATGCCAGCTACGCACTGGAAGCATTCAGGTTTATGGTGTCGTTTGCTACCAGCCTGGCCATGGTAGAGAACAAGATCTTTATCGGTAACGGTAACATTATTGGTCTCATCTTACAGGACGAGTTGCTGCACAAGGGCTGGACTGCATACATTATCAATCAAGTGATCAAGGACGACCCTAGGTTTGCTGCTATCAAAGCCGAGTGCGAGCATGATGTGTACCAGTTATATCTGGATGTGATCAGAGAAGAAAAAGAATGGGCCGACTACTTGTTCAACAAAGGACCAGTGATTGGACTCAACGCAAATATCCTCAAGGACTTTGTGGACTATACCGCAGTTGGTGCATTAAAAGATATTGGTATCAAGTATCTTGAGTCAGCACCAAGGTCAACCCCGATCCCGTGGTTCAACAAGCACAGCGATACATCTAAGAAACAAACAGCACTGCAAGAATCTGAAAGTACCAACTATGTGATAGGCATTATGTCTGACTCGATAGATTACGATCAGTTACCCAATTTATAACAAGGAAAAACAAATGCAAGCTATTGTATGGAGCAAGGACCAATGCACTTACTGTGTGCAAGCCAAGGCGCTGCTGGAAGACCGCGGCATTGATTATGAAGAACGCAACATCATGCAAGACTGGACGCGGGAGCAACTGCTAGAGGCAGTACCAACTGCCCGCACGCTACCACAAATCTTTTTGGACAATGAATACGTGGGCGGTTTTACAGAGCTACGGCAACGATTAAACTAAATTAATACATGACTACACCATCAGCAAACCAAATTTATACATTCAAGATGACCACAGGCGAGGAAATTGTCGCCAAGATTGTTTCCATCTCTGACGATCACTTGATCGTTTCTCACCCTATCCTGTGTGCTCTCAGCCCTAATGGCTTGCAAATGATGCCTGGCCTGTTTAGTGCAAAAATGGAGCAAGATGTGCGACTAAATACTAACAATATAGTAATGATCGCCGAAACACGCGAGGATGTTCGCACCAATTGGTACCAGGCCACAACCGGTATTGTGCCAATCTCAAGATCAATTATTACTGGATAATCAAGGACCAGATCATGCCCGGAGTTGCAACTGTAGGTAGTACCGGTGTTCCGCATTCCGGAGTTCCTAAAGTTGACTCCGGCAGTCCGGACGTGCTGGTCAACGGAAAGGCCTGTGCTCGGGTTGATGATAGTATTGTAGCACACCAATTTGGGAAAAAAACTCATACTTCAAAAATTGGCACTGGCAATTCAACTGTGCTGGTAAATGGCCGACCAATTGCTATTGTCGGCAGTGTGTTGATACCAAGTTGCACCACTTTAGACTCGGGCTCAGCCGATGTGATAGCGTAAACTATGAGTTACGGTACCTATAGTCCATTGATGTTGATAGCAACCAATGGTTTGCTTCAGAATCAGGGGTTAGCTCCTAATCCCAATCTCATTGCCGGACTCAATCAATACACCAATGTTGTGCCAGTTGCGGATATTCTTTTGGTAATTGCCAATGCAATACCAGCAGTATCTGCAAATGTAATATCGCAATCAACATTTAATTTGATTGCAACGCTGGGGAATACAACCTTCCCGGCTCTTACTGATGCTATACCTAGCGACTATGCTGCTAACATGACAGCAGCATACGGTAACACCATCTACGGATCTACAAATGTTATAGACACACAGATCAACCGACTCCTGGGCAACATCAATGGCAGTGGATACAATCTAGGAATTTTTACACAGATTTATTACAGCAGTGAAGGATATCGTGTCAGCACCAACACGATACTGAATTCAGTCACTAACAGTGATTTAATAAGTTCTACCTTTACTGACATGAACTCTTTGACTTCAGGCGGAGTCAGTAATGTTAACGCAGACTTTGAAAAGTTTGGTGCTGACTTACGAAAGTTAGGTAACTTGATCAATCTTGGTAACTTGGCAAATCTGGGACAACCTGCTGCACTGCTGCAGCAAATGGCCGCAGTGGGCGGTGTAATACCAGCAATATACACCGCATTGTTATTTGCTGGGGTCACACAAAGCGACATTACTGAATCAAATACCAGGGGTACTGTAACTCCCAAGCTTAATAAAAAAATATACACTGCCCTTACCACAATCACCGGCAGTGACCTAGCTCAGATTTTAAATTTACTGGGAGTGACCACACCGGGTATCGCCACAGCAGCTGATCTACTAGATCCGTTAAAGATATTCCCGACCAGTTACAGCACATTGGTCACACAGATTTCGTCCAACACTGCAACATCACCGAATCAACAAGTACAGATACCAATCTATACAGGCACAACAGTAAACAGTGCACTATTTGCTGCTTACCCCACTACCACTGCGTATATTGAACTAAGTCGTGTTATACCCCCAGATCAAGCTGCTGCCAATATTGCATTGCGGAATAGTTTAGGACAGGTGAAAAGTATTAAAACTTCTACCTTGCCGGCCTTTGCCAACACAGTATCAACCCTTGAATCCAGTGCAGACTTTAGCCTAATAGGAAATCTTAGTTCTCCAATACCGACTTCGGTAACAAACAGTTTGGTGGGTAATCTTGCCACCGGGGCAACTGCTAATGCCACCTTGACCATATATGATTTCATGGGATCCCTGACCGGTAATTCTTTTATTGGCCCATTAGCTAACCTGACCGCGGATATTACCACGTTAAACAACACTGGTAATTTAACTGGGTTGACAAATGCCAGTACCGGACTTTATGCATATATGAATCTTGCATTGGCAACCCCGAGTGGTAACGTGATTATCCCTACCGGTCCGGCTGCGGGCACATATGCCAATGCCGAAATAGCATTTACCGGCCCGGGTGTCCCGTCGGGGATTGGCCTTCTTGCAGCGACTGCCGCAACAATTGCAAACATTGCAAACAGTTATCCTAGTATTGTGTCCACTACTACTGGCAATATTGATACCATGATGTACCAGATTGATATAGAAAACAATAACCTTTCGTTAGCCGGGGTTGATTGGGCAGTCTTGGCCGAAGTCGGTAATCTTGGCACCACTGGTATTATCCAATCATTTGGTTCCAGTTTGCATGACATTGGTAAGGCTGTGTCCTTTGAAGGACCTGCACAATTCGTCGAGGCAATAGCCAACACAGCAACCCAGACCGGCCAGGCCATTGTTGCGACCATGCGCGAGGCTCGCAATATCGCTACACTCAACAATTCTGGGGTACAGTCAGATACTCAAATTCCAGCCACAGGCCGTTGACCAATAATTCATCTTGTGTTATACTACTGTAAATAAGTTACAGAAAGGTGTGCCTGTGATCAATACTGCGTTGGATCAGTGCAATGGTGTTAAAGTGGCTGCAGATTGGATTCGAGATCTTGAAAGCTCAGATAGTCGTATTTACAAAGAAGGCGTAATTGAAAAAGCTCTTGTGGCTTCCCAAATTGGAAGCACCAGTGCTCAATGTTTTTTATACAACTGTTACCTGGCTTATCACCCGTTCTTTGTATACAACGTTCGGCAGGTACCCGAGACTATAGACTTAGTGAATTGCGAGAATCCCTGGGTAGAGTTCTGGGGTATGCTGGAGGGTTTGCGTACTCGTAGTATCACTGGTAATCGTGCTCGAGATGCAATTGACACCATGAGCAAACGGTTCGACAGCACTGAGTGGAACGGGCTTGCACGTCGTGTAATCATCAAGGATCTGCGCTGTGGTGTCACAGACAAGACCCTAAACAAGGTGCTCAAGAAAACAGCCTGGGCCATCCCGATCTTTGAATGCCAGTTGGCACAGGACTCTACTGATCAGCCCAACAAGATGATCGGGCGCAAGCGGCTTGAGTGCAAACTGGACGGTGTGCGTGTCATTGCCACGGTGTATAAATCAGGCACAGTAAACTTGTTTAGCCGCAACGGCAAGGCATTTGTTAACTTTCCCCATATTGAAAAGCAACTGGCCGAAGCTGGCCGAGAGATGGGAATTGCAGCATTTGGGCGTCCCACAGACTTTGTGCTGGATGGAGAAATCATTGGCGATAGTTTTCAGGCCCTGATGAAACAAGCACACCGCAAGCGTGATGCCGATGCATCAGACAGTAATTATTACATATTTGACATCATACCCCGCGAGGACTTTGCACGGGGATTCTGGAACACCCCACAGAATCATCGAATTGAGCTCTTGGAAAAAATGCGTGTGGCCCAGATGTTTGTGCCGAACGTTCACATTATGCCAGGCATGGAAGTTGACCTGGGCACTGCCGAAGGGCACAGTATTATGCGGCAGTTTGCCGATGCTTCGGTCAAGCAAGGCTATGAAGGTATCATGATCAAGTCTGTTGATGCACCGTATGAGTGCAAGAGATCAAGTTTTTGGATGAAATGTAAGCCCACTATCACAGTAGACTTGACCATTGTTGGGTTTGAAGAAGGTACTGGTCGCAATGCAGGCCGCCTAGGAGCTATAATTTTTGAAGGAGTTGATAATGATCGAACCATTCGAGTTAATGTTGGTACTGGCTATAGTGATGATGATCGCAGCCGCTTGTGGGCCACAAGGCCTGAGTTACTTGGCCAGATTAGTGAAATCCAAGCTGACGCAGTCACACAAAATCAAGACGGAAGCTACAGTCTCCGGTTCCCAAGATTCCTGAGATTCCGTGGGTTTGAAGCAGGCGAAAAGCTTTAATCCTGCGTAGTCTGAGCACAGGCCACCCCGGGGTGGCTTTTCTATTATACTCACTGATCATACACGGAGACCCCGGTAAATACTTTACCATGTTTTTAACATACCTAATGTTTTTAGTGGCGCTGTGCCTTAGCTCAGTTGCTGCATTTTATAGTATCATAGGCTTGAGTGCCATATTCGCCGGTGCTGTTGCTCCCATTCTAATCATGGGATCCATCCTTGAGGTCGCCAAGCTTACTGTCACAGTGTGGCTGCATGAATACTGGCCGCGAGTACACTTTACCATGCGGACTTATTTGGTATCAGCAGTTGCCATGCTCATGCTGATTACTAGCATGGGCATTTTTGGATTCTTGAGCAAGGCTCACAGCGATCAAGGATTAGTCAGCGGCACAGTGTTAGCCAAGATTGCCATCTACGACGAAAAGATCAAAACTGGGAAGGACAATATAGATGTCAATCGCAAGGCGCTCAAACAGATGGATGAGGCAGTGGATCAGGTCATGGGCCGCTCATCAGATGAAAAGGGTGCCGATAAAGCGGTACAGATTCGTAGAGGGCAGCAGAAGGAACGTGGCAGACTACTTGCCGATATCGAAGCCGAGCAGAAAAAAGTTAGCCAGCTTGTGGAAGATCGAGCGCCCGTGGCAGCAGAGGTTCGCAAAGTTGAAGCAGAAGTTGGACCAATTAAATACATAGCAGCATTTATCTACGGGGATAACCCAGACAGTAATACTCTAGAGCGGGCAGTAAGATGGGTAATTATTATACTGGTACTGGTGTTTGATCCACTAGCAGTGATGATGTTGTTATCGGCCACCGAGAGTTTAAAATGGGAGCGTGAGAAAAGAGAAGCCGAGCCGCAACTCAAGGAAGAATTCCTGCTACCGGTTGAGCCACCAGTTGATGATATACATTCCTGGCCAACCGAGTGGGTAGAAGAGACATATCATGCTGAAGAACCTATTCCAGTAGCGCCACCAGTTGAAGAACTCGCTGTAGTAGTCGAAGAACCAGTTGCGGAAATTGAACAGATTGATACTGATTATGCCGAGATTGAACAAACCCTAGATGAATCATCTAAAGAAGCCAAGCGTCGCTGGAAAGCTGAGAATCGCGAGCCTGGCATCAAAGCCACTATTCGTATGTACGAGAAAGGTTTAATTGACCGGCTGCCGTGGGAAGACTATATAGATGTGCCGGATAATAATCGAGATGTACTTTTTGGTAGCGCCTGGCCTGAAAAACCTGAGAAAGGAGATCAGTTCATTCGAATAGACTATAAACCCACCAAGGTTTACAAGTACAATAGCGTGAGATGGATAGAAGTAGATAAAGCAGTAAATGATAGATACGTACACAGTACAGCGTATCTTGATTACTTGATTGATCGAATCAAGTTAAGTGAGTACGATACTGATTTACTAACCGATATTGAACGTGCACATATTGAAGCCCACTTACAACGAGAAACTGGTCAATGAATGAAACGCAACTCTGTAGTTTTTGTAGTAAACCCAAAGATGCAGTTGCAAAACTGATTGTTAGTGATTCAGTTGCAATCTGCAATGAATGTGTAGCACTATGTACTGACCTCCTAGTGGACGAGCATGATAATTTGGTAATTGCACCGGCAGATCCTAAGAAAATGGATCCAATGAATCTCAAAGAGTATTTGGATCAGTATGTGATTGGTCAGGACCAAGCTAAGATCATGCTTAGTGTAGCAATTATCAACCACTACAAACGGATCAGCTGCACTGATCCCGAACGTGAGATAAACAAAGCAAACATCCTTATGGTTGGTCCTACCGGCACAGGGAAAACCCTGCTGGCAAAAACTGTAGCCAAGTATCTAGATGTACCTTTTGCTATCGCTGATGCAACCAGTCTTACCGAAGCCGGGTATGTAGGAGATGACGTAGAAAGTCTTATCAGCCGCCTGCATGCCAATGGTGGCAATGACATTGCCAAAACACAAAGAGGTATTGTGTTTGTGGACGAGATTGACAAGATTGCTCGCAAGAGTGAATCAGCATCAATCACACGTGATGTATCTGGTGAAGGTGTACAGCAGGCCTTGCTGAAGTTGGTGGAGGGCACC